CTATCAACAGCAGAAGTCAGAAAAACACGCTAAAGACGTCGTTGACAGAGAGACCGCTTCTCCTAAAGGCTGGAACGTTAACCAGTCCGCTAATGAGTTTGTTTCTCAGATGAGTGCCATTTGGGGGATTCCTCCGTGGAAACTTGCTGGAAGCCGATTTTTTATAGCGTTATCTAAAGCTCGTCAGACATACGACACTGACGGAGAAGTAGAACAAGAAATGATGCGGTTGTTTTTTGGCGCCCTTAAAGTCAATAAAGAGACTAACGGCGACATGTTGTGGAAATCCTTTATCAAACGTTTTCCTGAGCTAGCCCTCCAAGCCAAAGCTCGTCTCAATTCGTCAGATGATTTGGCAACCGCTATGGTTGAGGCAGAAGAAGAGTGGAAACGAGAGTTTGGGGATGATTTTGATGTTTAAGCTAGAGGACCTAAAAATTCGCCGTCGTTCATGGGTGCAATCCGCTTCCATACCCACAGCTCGTTTAGGATGGACTCTAGGTGACTGTACAGATGCCCCAGAAAAGGCTTTAGAGGCCGTTAGAGGCTGGGTTAAGCTTGCCCTGTCAGGTGAATACATCCTGAAGGCTGGAGGGGCTAAATGCGGCCGAGGAATCCTTTTTTACGGAGAGCCAGGTAGAGGAAAAACTACCCTTGCCTTAGCCCTCATTCAAGAGGCGATGACTACCTTTCCCTTAGAAACTTTTGTTCCACAAGAGGGCAAGGTCATTGTTCGCCCCTGCTACTTTGCTACCTTTAACGATGTCTTAGACCTAAAAGGGCGCCTTATGGACGACGAGCCTTATGAGAGCGATAAAGTCCTGTATGACGGAATGCTAGGTGACTGCAGAGACGACGCTTATAACATCCGAATTTTGGTTATTGATGACATAGGAAAAGAGCACTCCAGTCTATCTGGATGGCAAAAAAATATGCTTCATCATGTGTTGCGCACCAGATTTAACAATGGATTGCCTACGATTGTTACTAGCAATATTAAGCGAGACAACTGGGCAGAGACGTACGGAGATGCTACAGGAAGCTTTATACGAGAAGCGTTTCTTTATGTTCCCGTAGACGGAGAGGTAGATTTAAGAAGGTATCAACGATGAAGGAGCGTGCAGTGCAAGAGGACATCATGTTGTTTCAGATTTTTCTGAACGACACTCAAATCCCTTCACCCAGCGTTTTTGAAGTTGGTCTTACCCTTGATGACAAGCTCGTCTGCACCTGCCCAAATTACAAGGGGCGAGGAAAATGCAAGCACGTTAATCTTGTCCAGCTTCGTATGGATATGAATGACGGTATTTACGAGCCATCATTGTCTAAAGATGTTACCGAAGCTGATGTAGCTAAAGCCAAACTTTCTACTAAACATAATAGAGAGTTCCTACTAAAGTTTGGGATACCAGAGGTTCTTTAACGTGTATAAAGGGGACATCAGTAACGATTTGCCTAAGCGCATCATCGTTACCACAGATACGTTTTTTGATTATGACATTACAGTCAAAAAAGTTCTTAAAATAATACCAGTAGCGTCTAAGGAAGCTAAGCTTAATAGGACGCTTCTTAGCCGTCTTTATGTGTACTCGCAAAACAAGGGATACACTATGGAGCTTGCTTCGTTTACCTTAAGCGAGGACGCCTTGCAAGAGATGATTGACCGCTTAGATGAACTGGGTACTAACCCCTTTCGTTATTTTACTAAGTATGAGTCAGTTGACCATTTAGTGTCAGAATTGCCCTACCGCCCAGAGGTCGTTGGAGTTTTGGATTTACCGACTAGGCTGCTACGGTACGGACATTGGGGATTGGATTTTACACAACTATGAACAAAGAGCAGCTTCTTCTTAGCAAGGTCATCGAAACTCGTGACCTTACTAAGCTATTTGAACGCAACGTTAATGACTCATGGTTTATGGATAACGAAGACCGCAAAGTTTGGTCTCTTCTTAAATCTCATTTCACCAAGTACGGCGAATGCCCCAGCCTTGATGTTGTTACAGAGAATTTTCCTACATATAAAGTTGTCGAAGCTCAAGACAGCATCGACTATTTGTTGGATGAAATTGTTGCTCGTCGTCGCAAGATTGCCACCATTACTATGGTGGGAGAGGCGATTGACCAGCTAGAAAAAGAACGCGACCACGAAGCCGCGCTGATTTCCCTGCAGCGCGGAATAGTGAAGCTTGAAGAAGAAGGATTAACTACATCCACCGACATTGACATTACGGAAAATCCGTTGGCTTTGTGGGATGAATACATGTTTCGTAAAAATAATCCAGGATTACTTGGGGTTCCTACTGGATTCCCTACTATTGACAAAGCAACTAACGGATTACAGAACGGTCAACTAATTATCATCGTTGCTCCACCAAAGACTGGTAAGTCAACGCTTGCTTTGCAAATTGCTCAGAACATCCATCTTAAGGGCAGTACTCCAATGTTTCAGTCTTTTGAAATGACGAACCAAGAACAGCTTTCTCGTTACGTTGCCATGAGAGCGCGTGTATCCCATACTCGTTATCAAAGTGGTTCATTGACAGACGAAGAAGAGTCCCGCGTAAAAGCTAAGCTTCGTGCTATCTCAGAGATGCGTGAAAAGTTTTGGTTGGTGGGCGCTTCAGAAGGAGCCACGGTTTCAGCGGTTGCCAGCAAGATTCAGATACTCCAACCAGATGTTGTATTTATTGACGGTATGTATTTGATGATTGATGAAAACGGCGAGAAGCCAGGAAGTCCACAGGCGCTTACTAACATTACTCGTTCACTTAAACGACTGGCGCAGCGTGTCAATAAGCCAGTTGTTATCTCCACTCAGATTTTGGAGAACAAAATGCGCAACGGTCAAGTGACCACGGATGCTATTGGTTACTCATCGTCATTTCATCAGGATGCCGACGTTATATTTGGTCTTCAACGCGAAGACGAAAATGTAGACAGCACCCGTCTTCTCAAGGTGATTGCTTCCCGTAACTCAGGAAACATGCAGGTATCCATGTTGTGGGATTGGAATACAGGAGCTTTCCGAGAGATTGATGAAACCGACCTATGACAGTAGAAGAGATGGAAGACCTGCTCGACAGACTAGGTATTGAAATTGTTTCTATTCATGGCGATGAGATTAAAGGCCACTGCCCCGCTCATTTGGAGCGCAAAGGAAAGCTAGACAGCAACCCATCGTGGTCTATCAACGCTGAGACTGGTGCTCACAATTGTTTTTCTTGCCATTTTAAAGGCAGTGTGCAAAGTCTTGTTTCGTATGTTCAAGGGTTTGATTCAGAGATGGCAACTCAATGGGTCAATAGCGGAGAGCGCAATTTAAGTAAAGCATTTCAGAAGCTCATTACCCCAGCACCATTACCCGAACGCACAGAGCCAGTTACTGAGTCTATGCTCAGCGCGTTTGTTTCACCGCCAGACTATGCTCTTAAATCTCGCGGTTTGACAGGTGTTGCGGCTGACTATTACGGCATCTTATGGAATGAGAAGAACAGCAGTTGGGTTTTGCCGTTACGCGACCCTTTTACTAATAAGCTTGTTGGTTGGCAAGAGAAATGGTTTAAGGAGCGTCGCTTTAATAACTTTCCGCCCAAGGTAAGTAAGTCTTCGTGTTTATTTGGCTATGAACGCTACAGCGGCTCTGAAATGATTGTTGTAGAGTCTCCGTTGGATGTAGCTCGGTTAGCTTCTGTAGGAATCTTAGGTGGTGTCTCTACCTGTGGTTCTGGAGTATCTAAAGAACAGATTAACCTTATTCGTTCAGCCGATAGGGTTGTTTTTGCTATGGACAATGATGAGGCTGGAATAAGCTCATCAGCGACACTGCTGGAATATTCACGCACTATGGGATTTGAGTGCTGGTTCTTCAACTATGAGCAAACAGACATGAAGGATATTGGCGGAATGAGCAAGGCTGAGATAATGTTCGGGTTAAATAACGCACGTCATTCAATTCACGGAAAGAGGGCATTTTTATGATTATTGGACTTTCTGGTTATAGTCAATCTGGCAAGGACACCGTGGCAGGAATGCTTATTGGACTGCATGGTTACGACAATCGCGCTTTTGCTGAGCCTATGCGTACCGCGCTTTACGCGTTAAACCCGTTTGTAGGTGGAAGCACGCGGCTTCAAGAAGTGATTGATATGCACGGATGGGAGTATGCCAAGCGTTATACCGACGCTCGTCGTTTGCTACAGGTATTTGGCACTGAAGTTGGGCGCGATATGTTTGGTGAGAACTTTTGGATTGACCAAGCGATGAAGGGAGTATCTTCGTCACAGAAGGTCGTCTTTACCGATGTTCGGTTTCCTAATGAAGCCAGCGCTATCAAAGATTTGAATGGTGAAGTATGGCGCGTTATGCGACCAGGTTACTCACCAGTAAACGACCACCCATCAGAGTCAGCGTTAGACTATTGGAAGTTTGACCGAATCATTATGAATAACACAGGGTTGGATGGTCTCAAAGGTCAGATTGCAGCCAATCTAGGGGAGCTTGATGTCGTTTAAAGGAACGCTGCTTCCTTACCAACCTGAAGCAGTAGAGCGTATGTGCGAGCGCAAGAAGATGCTCGTTGCCTATGACTTAGGGTTGGGAAAAACCGTGCTGACAATTGCCGCAATAGAACGGCTTATGGATTCACGAGAAATTAAAGAGCCAGGTTTGGTAATCTGTTTATCATCACTGAAATATCAGTGGGCTAATCAGATTGAGAAATTTACCGATGGTACTTCACGTGCTTTGGTCATTGATGGAACCAAAGCTAAAAGAGCAGAGCAGTACGACACTGCGTACAATTGGCGAACCACCAAGGTCGACTACATTATCCTCAATTACGAGCAAATTGTTAACGACTGGGATTTCGTCAAAAAGCTCCCTAGAGGATTTGTAGTACTTGACGAGGCAACGGCTATCAAGTCGTTTAAGTCTAAGCGCTCCAAGTACACCAAGCGTTTAGGTACAGCAGAGTTTAAGTTTGCCCTTACTGGCACCCCTATTGAAAACGGCAAACCAGAAGAGCTGTTCTCTATCATGCAGTTTGTAGACCCAGACGTACTTAAGCGCTTTGATTACTTTGACCAGCTTTATATTGTGCGCAACTCATGGGGTGGCGTAGAACGCTATAAAAACTTAGATGTGCTTTTTGGAATTATGCAAAACGCGTCTGTGCGTAAATCGCAAAAAGACCCAGACGTTGCACCATTTCTTCCAGACTCTATTCATAAAGACCCTATTAAGGTTGTCTTTGACCGTAAATCTTCTCGTCTCTACGAACGTATTAGAAAAGACTTACTTGCTGACTTAGATGAAGCGCAGGCGCTCTTTGGTGGCTCGTTCAACATCATGGCTCATTATGGGTATGAAAGTAAACGCAACGGTCCAGAGGATGAATGGCGTGGCATGATTATGTCTAAAATCGGCGCCTTAAAGATGTTGTGCTCTCATCCAGACTTACTGCGTACAAGCGCACAAAAGTTCTTACAGCTTAATGGAGAAGGCTCTAGCTATGCCAATGAGTTAGTGCAAGAAGGTCTTCTAGAAGGGATTACCAGTTCCAGCAAGTTAGAGACTCTTGTGGAGTATGTATCTGATTTTCTAGACGCTAACCCAGCTAACAAGGTAGTTATTTTTGCCACCTATGTAGATATGCTCGATAAGATAGCTGAACGCTTAGGAGCTGACCGTTGCCGTCTATACTCAGGTAAGTTAGATGCTAAGACCAAAGAGGAGAACAAAGTTGCTTTCAACACGTTACTGGATGTACGGGTCCTTATTAGCTCTGATGCAGGTGGTTACGGCGTTGATTTGCCCGCCGCAAATCTACTGGTTAACTATGATTTACCTTGGTCTTCAGGCGCTGCTACTCAGCGTAACGGACGAATCAAACG